ATGAGTGAATACAAGGCACTGATGGACCAGGCCGTTGCCGCCCTGCAGGAAGTCATGAGGGTGGATGCGCAGCGAATCGCGGCGAGCATCAACCACGTGCACTCCTTCGGCGCGATCCTCGACCCCACCGCCTACCGGAATGGGATGAGCAACCTCGACGATCAGCAGGTGATCGCCCAGGCAATCCTCGCCGCCCAGAAGGTCGTGCTCAAGTCTGATCGGCTGACGGCCATGCTGTCCCTTGCCGACGCGGTCCAGGGGAAAGATCCATGGCCGTGCATCGGAAGCGGGTTGGAACATGGACGCTGAAACGAAGCACCTCCGTGTGGTCTGCCTGGGGCCTGACCCCTTGCCTGAAGTGGAGATGATCGACGGCGCGCGCAGTGTCGGCCGTTGGTGCATCACCGAGGAGGGGCAGATCCTGACCCGCAACACGGCTGCTGATGGTCCGTCGTGGATCGCAGACACAACCGGGATGCCGGTGCAGGCGATCGAGCTACTGCGGGAGATGCACGCGGGGTGCGAGCGGGTGCGCGAGTTCAGTCAGGCGGTGACACGATGATCTGGACCACCCGGCCAATCGGCACCTATCCCGTGCCGGAGACCAGCCCGCGGGATAGGCGCTCCAGTCCGTTCCGCACGACCTTCTCGGCGGCGATGGGTCTCCTCGAGCGCGAGCTCGGGAAGATTGGCGCGCGCGCAGCCGTGCTCGAGATCGACGTGCAGCCATGGGACCTCCGACAGGATGGGCGGCTGCGAGCGAATGCGAGGCCCCAGGGCCCGCGCGTGGTCGTCTCTGCCGAGACCACCCACGGCCCGATGCAGTGGCCGTGCGACACGTTCCGCCACTTCGAGGCCAACGTCTACGCGATCGCGCTCACCCTGGAGAAGCTGCGGGCGATTGACCGCTACGGTGTGACCACGCACGGTGAGCAGTACACCGGATGGATCGCGATTCCTGCCGCGACGGGTGGCACGGACCCGGTGGATGAGGCGTGGGCGCTCCTGGTGACCACTGCCGAGTGCGACGGTCCGCTGCCCGTGCATGAGCGGACACGCGAGGCTGCCGTGAAGCTCTTCCTGAAGGCAGTCCGGGTCGCCCACCCTGACGCCGGCGGCACAGCTGATCAGTTCGACGCGATTGTGCGCGCGCGCGACACCCTCCTGGAGAGGCTGACCACATGACCCGGACCCGCCGCACCCTGCTGGTGCTCGCCGGCGTGCTCACCCTCGGCATGGGGTGGTGCACCGCCGATCTCTTCGTGCTCCGCCGAGGGATCACCGTGGCAAAGGGTCCCGACGGCGATCCGTACCGGATCCGCCCCGGCTCCTGGGTGACCCAGGTCACGGGCACCGACGAGACGACGATCGGTCGCACCGTGCACCTGCGGTTCGAGAAGCGGCCGTCAGCCTACCTCTATGCGCACGCCTGGCGTCACCTCGAACAGCGTGAGCAGCTCGGCACCCCGTGGTTCGAGCTCCGCTACCTGGTCGACCGCGACTGGGTGCGCGAGATCGAGGCCGATGCCCACCGGTACGGCTGCGCGAACCGGGAGCACCCGCACTTCGCCTACATCGTCCGCGTGATGGCCCGCGTCAGCCTCGATCGCACCGAGGCGCCGCCGGCGGGCTTGTACGCGGCACCCCAGACCATCAGCTGCGAGGACGTGACGCCATGACCGAGACGACGCAGGGGCCCGTGGTGGTGCGGTACGAAGACGGTAGTGGCGACACGCTCGCGCTCTGGCTCAACAGCTACGGCGACCTGATTGGCGGATGGCAGCGCGACAACGTCGAGGGCTACTGCCCGACGAGGGGCTCGACGTTCCCCGTCCGCGATTACCCGCAAGCACTCGTAAACATCGGCAAGACCGAGGCGGAGGTCCGCGCCGACTTGGCTCGGGCGCAGGCCGAGCGGGATGCCAAGGCGTTTGACGGGCACTCGTTCACCTACATCCCTCGGGAGGGCGAACCAACGATGGCGTTCCGCGACTTCGACGGGCTCCGCGAGTACGCGGCCGACGCTCGGCTCGGCGCACTCGTGCGGCGGTGGCGCGACCACCCGGAGCGGAAGGCGAATGTGTTTCATATCAGCCTGACCAACGCGGACGAGATGGAGGACGAACTGACACACCTCGACAGGAAAGCCGCAGTCCGTGCGGAAGCCGCCGCCCGCGCCGCCGAGGAGGGCGAGGTCGGCCCGGATAATGTCCGGCGCAGGGTCAAGGATGGGAGGGTGGAGTGGCGAGAAAAGATCAATGGGTCATGGGCCGCCTACTCCGATCTCGTCCTCTCGATCAGCACAGCCATCGCCTCCCTCGCGGCGCGGGCGCAACAGGCAGGGGGTGAAGGGTGAGACAGGATGAGGTGCGTCCGTTTCTGCGGTTCATCGCCGCTGCGAGCTTCGGGCTCGGGGCCGGGATGTTGGTGCTGACGGCGATGGTGGAGGTTGGTGCATGGGCGGGGGTGTTTGCGGCTTTTGTGGTCGCTGCATTCACCACCCTCGCGGCGCGGGCCAAGGGGGGCGAGTGATGGAGACGGCGAAGTGCCCCGGCGAGGACTGCTGGTTTTGCACCGGTGAAGCGTGCGCCCGGTGCGACCCAAGGCCGTGCCCGTGGAACCCTCCCTGCGAGTGCGACACGGCGGAACGGCACCCACTCGCTCTCCCCCCGACCCGTCTCACGGAGGAGCAGGTGCGCGAGCGGTTGGAGGCAAAGTGGCCTGCCGACTGCTTTGCCACGCTCGCCGGGGACGTGCTCAGCGCCCCTCAGGACAACGGGCTGCTACTCAGGTCCGTCGCCGTCCGCTGGGTACACGATCACTACGAGGAGGTGGGGGACGATGGCACAGAGTGAGAAGAAGATTCGGCCTCGCAAGATGTTCTGCCCGGAGGAGAACGGATTTCTGTGGGCCGAGCACGTCAGCGGTACCGCCAAAGAAGCCCGCCGCGCTTGGGTTGGTTCCTCAGTGCGGACGTGGGCGCAATGGCGCAAGGAACGCCCCGGCCTCCGCATCGTGAAAGTCGAGGTGCGCCATGTCCCGTGACACGGACGCGCTGGTGCGGGAGTTGGAGGAGGCGGGTTGGCCCGTCAAGGAACAGGTGAGCGAGGCGGTGCCGCTTCCGTTCGCTGTGCGTGCCGGGGCGCTTGAGTCGGTGGCGCGGAAACTGGCGGCGGGTTCGTCCGACCTCCTCGCGCCGATCCTCGTGCGTCACGCCAGCCCGGAGGTGCGGGCGAAGGTGCTGCGGGAGTTGCTGGAGGAAGCGATAGGACACGGTGTGCAGGTGGTGGCGCAGGGTGCTGGCCCGGTCGTGGTGTTCAGCGGCGACCTGATCGACGCGATCGCCCCCTCCCCGGAGGCCAGCGATGGGTGAAATCAACCTGGAGACCATCGGGGAGTTGAGGGTGTCCCAGCACCCAATTCAGGGCACGCGCCGCAGCGTCGTCATCCGAGGCGAGAATCGTTGGGGCTGGCCTGCGGTCCGGCTGGAGTTCGGGCCGTGGTGGCATCGGATCTGGCTGGTCATCCGCCACGGCGGCAAGCCGCACGCGGTCATCACCGGGGAGCCGTGCGTGCGCTTTCGAGTGGAGGCCAGCGATGCAGACAAGTGAGCGGTGCGTTCACCGAGGGTTTGGCGTCGGGATGCCGAACACGCTGTACCTCGGCCTGTTCGGTGAGTACGTCCTGAACGCCTTTGGCGAGGTGCCGTATCTCGTCGGCTCGGCGCTCTCGTCGCGGACCCCGCGTGACGTGGACGTGCGGCTGATCCTGTCCGATGAGCAGTACGAGGCGTGGGGGTTCGGTGACCCGCGCCACCCTCACCAGAACCCGAAATGGGAAGCGACCGTGCTGGCGTTCTCGGCGCTGGGCACTCGGTTGACGGGGCTGCCCATCGACTTCCAGGTACAGGCCGCCTCGGTTGCCAATCAGGATGATGGCCCGCGCTCAGCGCTGATTCGGATGTCGAGCATCAAGGAGGCCCCCGATGCATGAGCCGACCAGCGACGGGAGGCCCCCGATGCCGAGTGAGCGCACGCCCTGCCCCGACTGCGGGCGCACTACCAGTGCCGACACGATCCACACCTGCTCGCCGCAGGGCCGGGAGCCGATTCGCGTGGAGGTGGAGCCGGTGTGCTTCGCCTGCGGGCTTGATGGGTACCGCAGGTGCCCCTATCAGGAGGGGTGCCCTGACCCCCTCCGCACCCTCTCCCCCGACAGCTACTACGACCGGGTGATCCGGCTGGGGCTGGCTGACCTCGCAGTGCGGGAAGCGGCTGACGCCGGTAACGAAGCTCCGAGCGCCAGCGCGGCGGACCTCTGGGACCGGAAGGCCACGGAGTACGAGCTCGCGTTGGCGTTGGTGCGGACGCACCCGGACCACAAGGCCGGGGGTGCCCGGTGAGCCGCCGTCGAATTGCACTCATCGTGTGCGCGGTACTGGGTTACCTCGCTGTCGCGGTGGTCGTGGCGGCCGTGCAAGCGCGGCGCACCTGCCCGCCAGTGGGCAGCCCGCCGGGCTGGGCGCGGAGTGAAGCGAAGTGGAACCGGGATGGGGTGGTGGCTGCGGCGATTGCTTGGCCCATCAGCGCCCCTTTCATCCTGCTCGCTGAGGTCCGGGACAGGGCGAACCCGTCACTAGCCGCGTGCCCGGACCACCCGAAGGGAGGGGCGTGATGGCACTTCGTGAACTGGACAAGGCGATCTTCGCCGTACTGGACGCCCTCTCTGCCGAGGTGGTCACGGGGCTGCGAGTCGCGGACGACGCGGTGGCCGCTCGCGGTGCTTACGTGAGCCAGTACCAGAACGCCGCGTCAACCCTCCGTGACCGGATGCGGAATCTGGTTGACGCGATGGACGCAGAGGGGGCCCCCGATGCCTGACCGGACCACGGAGCACCCAAAGGAGGAGTGGATTGCCAGCGAATTGCGCGACCTCGCTCACCACCTGTACGGGCTGGGGCTCAATGCGCCCGGTGAGCAGATCGAGCGCCTGGCAGACGAGACCGACGAAGCCGCCCGCGAGGTGCTGGCGCTACGGGAGCGCGTGGCACAGGTGGAAGCCGAGCGGGATCATGTCGCAGGCTACTACGCTACCCTCAAGCGCGTACGGACCTGCTTCCCGCACCAGTTAGATGTTTGCGACGAGGAAAAGGGCGGGTGCCTCGTTTGCGAAAACGATGCTCTCGCCGCCATCGCACGGGAGGCGGTGGCGGAGATCGAGAACGTCGGGCGCGGCTGGCACGCCTACGCGGTCGAGGAAGTCCAAGACCCGGAGTGGGGCGAATACGAACCGGGTGGCAACCTCCGCGCCCTCCGCGCCCGCCTCGACGCACTGGGGGGAGCGACGGGAGCTGCCCCGTTCAGCGCCGCGAGGCTGATGATTCCGAGCATGGCAGGGACGCGCATGGACCAAGCGTCACGTCGAGCCATGATTGAGACGTGGAAGGGAACTGAGCCCCCGGCCCGGTCGTCACGCGAAGCCGAGCTCCGCAAGCTCGTCGAGCACGCCATCGTGCAGACCAGCGCCGTGCTACCTGCCACCGCGGTGCTGCTCTCCGAGCGGCTCGATGAGATCGGGAGGGGGGCGTGAGCTTCCACGTGAACGCCGCCGGCGTACTGGTTGGCGACGCTACCGAGTGGCGGGAATGGACCGGCAAGGGTCGCCAGGCGATCACCATCGGGCTCTGGGAGTGCGCGGACGGCTGGCGTCACTCGCAGCACCTGCGCTTCCCGAACGGGGGGTACAGCGCCGCAGCACTCATGCGCGACCCGGCCTTCCCCTCGAAGCACGATGCCCTTCGGTTCGCGGTCATCGAAGCGCGCGGCATGCTCAATGGTTCGCTGAGCTACGAATCGAAAGACCTCGGGTCTGCCGTGGCTTGGTTGGATGGGCTGATCACGGATCCCACGCAGGCTGACTTGTTCGCGGCGGGAGGTGGACGGTGAAGCGGCTCGGCCAGATCAAGCGGAAGAGGCCCCTGCCCCGCTCCTCGGCTGCGCTCAAGCGTCGGAAGCGCCTCAAGGCAACCAACGCATACCACCGGAAGGAGTGGCGCGCCCTGGTGCGTCAAGTCCGTAAGCGTTCAGGTGGCGTGTGCGAGCTGCGGATCCGCTGCAATGGCGCACCAGCTCAGGGGGACCCTCATCACCACGGGTATGACGAGCGGTTCGTTGGCTGGCGCCGGCTGATCGTGCCGCTCCACGACCTCTCGGACACGTGCTACGAATGCCACAAGGCAGTGCACTCCGCACCGGGGACGCTACCGCCGATCGAGGAGGACTTCCTGTCATGACCGATAAGGAGGCGCGTGCAGCTGCACGCAACGCGCTCGGCCTGCGAGCCCGAGCCTACCGGAGCGGCGATACCTGTTTCGTGGCCAGGCATGAGGTGCTGGTGGGTGGCACCGGCTATCGGAAGGTCTACGGCTCGGGGCCGAGCTGGCAGGACGCGCTCTCTCAAGCCGAGCTGTCCTACCAGGCCATGCGCGCGAACCCGAACCGAGGGCTCCGTGATGAAGACGAATAGGAGCGCCACGTTGCTGGCCGTGCCGGCTGGTACGATCGCAGGTCGCTGTCGCTCCTGCGAGTCGCCGATCTACTGGGTGAAGACAGCCCTAGGAAGGCGCATGCCTGTCACGATCGACGAGACCAGACCAGGGCACCGCATGCCCACCCTCGCTCTCGAAGGGGCCGGTATCGCGCACTTCGCCACGTGTCCGAACGCGAACGACTGGCGCAAGCCCCGCTGATCGCACGTAGCATCCACCCGCAGTGAGCAGGAGCACCAGTGTCGAGCCGAGGGAGCCAGCACCCAAAGCGAACCGATCGCACCGATCACCACCAGGTCACGCCCCATCAGCTGGTGACGCTGCTCAGGGCAGACCCGGCCCTGCGTCGTGCAGACCGCATCGGCATCGGCCTATCGATGCACGCGGACGGATTCTCGACGCGCGACATCGCACGCGTAGCCTCGCTGCGGTGGTCCACGCTCGTCGAGATGCGACGGCTGCTCGGGCTGCCCCAGCGGCCGCGAGGCGCAGCTACGACCAACGTGCACAAGCCTGACCTCTACCCGCCTCCCCGCTCGCTCGTGCTGGCTGTCGCGGTCCTGGTGAGGACTGAAGACATCTGGACCGCCTCACGCCGACTCGGCATCGGCGAGATGACCGCGTATGGGATCCGGCGTGCCATCCAGTACGCGCTCGAGCTGCAGGCGGACCCTCAGGTGCCTCCTCAGTTCCGATGCCCTGAGTGCGAGCAGCGCGGCCCGCGGCACCCCTGCGCACACTGCGGTCACGAGTGGCTGCAGGACGCCGCGTGATGCGCGCCACGAGGCATCCTGGGGGCTCACTGGGGCGCCCAGCGCCAACCGTTCCGGGTTGGAACGTTGTCGCGAAGTGCAACAACGTTGCGGCCTGCAACGTTCCAGCTTGTAACGGGTCCTCCCAGGCACCCCCACCGGGCGCGGGTAGCGGCGAGGCTCGGGCATTGTCCACACACCAAGTGTTGATAAGTAGGGGTCCGCTCCCGGTCGGTGTTGCCGTCTAATGGCTGAGCACATCATCCAGAAAGACCTCGCAACCCGGCTCGGGCTCGATGTTCGGCAGATCCGTCGCCTCGAGGATGCCGGGATGCCGACTCGCGTCCGCAAGGGTCGGAAGGATTACCCGTGGCCTGGGTCGCTCCACTGGTACCTCGATTGGAAGGTGCAGTCAGAACTCGCGCGGCGCGCGCCCGGTGAGAAGTCGGACCTCGAGACGCGCGAGCTCGCGGCCAAGGTTCGGCTCGCCGAGATCAAGGTCGCGGAAGCCGAAGGGAAGACCATTCCGGTGCCGATCGTGAATCGCCGGTTCGAGGTCATCCACCAGCAGACCGCCGGCGCCATCCGGGCTCTGCGGCAGTACGCCGGTGACTTCGTCGGTTTAACGACGCTCGCGGAAGCCACACTCCGCTGCGAACGCATTGCCAACGAGCTGCTCGCACGAGCGCGCGCGGACGATGAGGACGACGAAGAGCCACCAGCGGACCCGGCGGCGGCATGATCGCGCTCGTGGAGGAGGAAGTCGAGGAAGAGTTCACCGTCGAGGGTGCCGAGGAGCGGTGCCGTGACCTCGACAGGGCACTCCGCCGCAAGATCTACCGGACCCAAGACTGGCTCACGACCAGCCAGTGGGCGGAGAAGTATCTCTGGCTCTCCCCGGAAGACACCGGCGAGTTGCTGAAGTACAAGCTCTCGCTCACGCCCTGGCATCGTGAGCCGATGGACGCGCTCGGCGACCTTCGGGTCCGCCGCGTCGTGCTCAAGTGGGCCAGTCAGACGGGCAAATCAACGCTCTACAAGGCGGACATGGGGGCACGGACCCACCAGCGACCCAGTCCGATGATCTACGTCTTCCCCCGTGTCGAAGACGCGGAGCTGTTCTCGAAGGAGCGGCTCGATCCGATGTTTCGCGACACCCCCATCCTCCAGGGGCTGATCAGCGACGCCACTCGCGACAAGCGCAATACGATGCGGCGGAAGTCGATTCCCGCTGGCTACATCGGCCTCGTGGGTTCGAACTCACCGGCCGCTCTCGCGGCACGGTCCTCACCGGTCGTGCGGGCCGATGAGGTGAACCGCATGGCTGAGAGCGCGGGCGACGAGGGCGATCCGCTCGGCATCATCTTCCGCCGCATGGCGCGATTCGAGTTCAGCTCCTTTGCCGCCGCCTCCTCGCCGACGATCGAGGGCGCGTGCCGGATCACCTCGGAGTACGCCACTACGGACCAGCGTGAATGGTGGGTCCCCTGCCCCCACTGCGACGTGCCCCAGATGTTGCGCTTCGGTGGTCGCGACACGGAGTGGGGAATCAAATGGGTCTCCGGTCGGCCAGAGACCGCCGTCTACGTCTGTTGCCACTGCTCGAAAAGCATCGCTGAGCACTACAAGGCGGAGATGAACGCTGGCGCTGAGTGGGTACCGCAGGTTCCCGACATGCTCGACCGAGGGTACTGGCTGAATGCGCTGGTGAGCCCCTTTGCGGGAGCCAGGTGGCCCCGGCTCGTTGCCGAGTTTCTGGAGAAGAAGGCCGACCCAACGAAGCTGCAGGGCTTCGTCAACACGGTCCTGTGCGAGACCTGGCGCGAGGACGGGGTGCAAGCGTCCGAGGAGGAATTGCTTGAGCGCCTGGAGGCCTATGACCCGTCCCTCTCCGATGAGGCGAGGCCCATACCAGCTGGCGCGGCGATCATCACACGATCTGTGGACGTGCAGGATGACCGTCTCGAGACGGCCGTGTGGGCCTTCGGCGCCGACGACGAGAGCTGGCTCATTGACTACGACTACATCCCCGGTGATCCCGGTACCGGTACGCCGTGGCGCGAACTCACCGATATCCGCGCCCGGACCTACCGTCATGCGAGCGGGCATGAGCTGAAGCCGTTCGCCACCTTCATCGACTCCGGCGGTCACCACACTCAGATGGTCTACCGGTACGCCAAGCGCTACATCCGGGACAACGTCTGGGCGATCAGGGGCGTCGAGGGTGAGGGTGCGCCCATCCTGGGCAAGCCCAGCCGGAACAACTCGGCGAAGGTCACCGTGTATGCCGTGTCGAGCTTCAGCGGCAAAGAGACGTTCCTGAAGCGGTTGATCAAAGTCACCGAACCAGGACCCGCCTTCGTGCATCTCCCCCACTGGCTGGAAGGGGAGCAGCTCCGGCAGTTCGGGAATGAGCAGCTGGTGCCGCGGTTCGTCAACGGCCGCCTCAAACGCGTCTGGGTCCGCAAGGGCCCCAACGAAATGATCGACCTTGCCGTGTACGCGCTCGCCGCCCTGCAGCTGCTGGGTGAGAAGAAGCTCGCGGAGCTCGGCGCCGTCGCCCAGTGGATGATGGACAACCCGCCCAATCCGGCCAATGGCTCCACCTCTGAGGTGGTGCCGAACGTTCCGCGTCGCCGGGTCCGTTCCGCGGGGGTGCAGGTGTAGGTCTGTTGTTGCCCGATCCCTCGCCCCGCATCGTGGCACCATGTCGAGCGCCTCGAGCGGACCCATCCTGATCCATCGCCAGCGGCTGGTGAAGCTGCAGCAAGCTGTATCGCTGCTGCTGCAGGACGTCGCGTCTGTGGAATTCGAAGGGACAGCCTACGGCTCCGCGCAGCTGCCTACGCTCTACGCCCTGAGCGAGCGCCTGCAGGTCAAGGCCGCGATCGAGGCGATCGAGGCGGGCAACCAGTCCTACGCGATCAACGGGATGACCTACACGCGCGGGGACCTCCGCACGCTGTATGACCGGGATCGCCAGCTCGAGGCGAAGGCCGGTCGCGCTGCCCGTGGTGGTATTGGGATCCGCTTTGGGGTGCCGGTCCAGTGAGCGCCGTCACGATCCACCAGAAGGGGCTCGTGCCCGCGGTGTCGAGCACGCTGCTTGACCGTGCCATCAGCGCGATCTCGCCCGAGACCGGGCTGCGCCGGATGCAGGCGCGTGTGCAGCTCGCCGTGGCGGGCCAGTACCTGGGCGCGCGGCGGGATCGCCGCGCCACCCAGGAGTGGAACCCGCGCGAGGGCTCGCCGAACGACGATCTGATCGGTGACCTCCCGCAGCTCCGGGCGCGCTCGGCCGACCTCGAGCGCAACGAGCCGCTCGCCGCTGGCGCCGTGGCCGGCCAGCTCACCGGTGTGGTGGGCTCTGGGCTGCAGCTGAACCCGCGCATCGATCGCGAGCTGCTCGGTCTCACCGACGAAGCCGCCGACGCCTGGGAGCTGCAGGCGTCGCGTCTCTGGATGGCGCATTCGTCGGGCAGCGGGTGGGACTACGCCGGCAAGGCGTCGTTCGCCGTCCAGACCGAGCAGGTCCTCTGGGGCGCCCTGGTGAAGGGCGACATCCTCGCGGTGCGGCGGTACCAGCCACGTGCCGGGCGGCTCTTCGGTCTCGCGGTCCAGCTGATCGAGGCCGAACGGATCAGCTCGCCGAACGGGCGGGACACCGACACGATCATCGCCGGCGTCGAGTTCAACAAGGCGACGGGCGAGCCGATCGCTTACCACGTCGCCAGCGACTACCCGGGGCGTCGGTTGGGGCGTGGGCTCGTGACCTGGTCACGCATTGCGCGGTTCGATGAGCGCGGGGAACCGCTGGCGATGCTGATGGGGGACCACCTCCGGCCGGACAGCCTGCGCAGCGCGCCGTGGCTCGCGGCGGTGATCGAACCGCTGAAGCAGCTCGGCACCTACACCCACGCGGAACTCACCGCCGCCGTGATCTCGGCGTTCTTCACCGTGTTCGTGAAGTCGCCGGCGACCGCTGAGGAAGGTGGCGCCGGTCCCTGGGCGGAGTCCGCCCTGCAGAGCTCGATCGCCGGGAATCCGCCGTCGTCGAAGAGCGACGTCAAGCTCGGCGCCGGGATGATCGCCGACCTCGTCCCGGGCGAGGACATCGAGATCGCCAATCCCGCCCGACCCAACGCGCAGTTCGATCCGTTCTGGATGGCGATGGTGCAGCAGATCGCGGTCGCGCTCAACATGCCGGCCGAAATCATCCTGCAGCGCTTCAACGCCAGCTACTCCGCGAGCCGTGGTGCCATGGTGCAGGCGTGGCGCGTGTACCTCAAGCGCCGGGCACGCCTCACCGCCTGGTGGTGCCAGCCCGCCTACCAGTGGCTCCTCAACGAAGCGGTCGCCCGCGGCTACCTCAACGCGCCCGGCTTCTTCGCCGATCCGCTCCGTCGTGCTGCCTGGTGCGGTGCGGATTGGACCGGCCCGACGATGCCGCAGCTCGACCCGGTGAAAGAGGCGAACGGCGCGATCCTGCGCATGGGAGCCACCCTCACCAGCCACGAGCAGGAGACGGCCGCGATGACCGGTGGGAACTGGGAGCGCCAGCTCGCGCAGGTGAAGAAGGAGCGCCGGATGCTGCAGGAGGCGGGCATTCCCGTCCCCGGCGCCACACCCGACGACGAGAAAGAAGAGGCCGCATGAGCCGCCGGATTCCGAAGCGGGTGCTCGCGCACGTGCTCGATGCGCCGTGGGCCATCACCGAGGACGGGCTCACGACCATCCTCGAAATCGTGCACCGGGAGAACCTCGATCCGGAGGCGGTCGCGGCGCAGTTGGGGCGGCCGCTCGACAACACCCGCGACGTCACCGTACGCGATGGCGTCGCCACGATCCCTGTGGTGGGGCCGATGTTCCGCCGCGCGGACTTCTTCACCGAGATCAGCGGTGCGACGACCTACGAGGAAATCGCGACGGACGTCACCGCTGCCCTCGCTGACCCCAAGGTGCACGCGATCCTGCTGGCGATCGACTCGCCTGGCGGGGAGGTGACTGGGACGTCGGAGCTCGCGCAGCTGATCCGCGCCGCGCACGCGAAGAAGCCGGTCACCGCCCACGTGGAGGGCTTCGGCGCATCTGCCGCCTACTGGCTCGCGGCAGCGGCGGGTGAGGTGGTCACAGGAGACACCGGCATCCTCGGCTCAATCGGTGTGCGGACGACGATCACCGATCGCCGCGAGGCCGAAGCCGCCCGGGGCACGAAGCGCTACGAAATCGTCTCGAGCCAGAGCCCGGCCAAGGCCTCAGACCCGGCGACGGAAGATGGGCGTGCGCGCATTCAGGCGACGCTCGATGCCCTTGCGGGGGTGTTCATCGCAGAGGTCGCTCGCTATCGCGGTGTCACGGAGGAGACGGTGCTCGCCCAGTTCGGGCAGGGCGATGTCTTCGTCGGCGCCGATGCCGTCACCGCTGGCCTCGCCGATCGCGTGGCCAGCTACGAAGTCGTGCACGCGCAGCTCGCGGCACGCACCCCTGCCTCGCCCCGCTCCGGGCGCGCGGCCGCATCCCACTCTCAGGAGACGGATATGCCTGGCTCTGACGCCACGCTCCTCACCGAGGCGACTGCCGAGCAGATCGTCGCGGCCCACCCGTCGCTCGCAACCGCGCTGCGCGCGGAAGGCGCCACCGCCGAGCGCGAGCGCATCACCCGCATTCTCGCGGTCCCATCGGCGGGACACGCGGACCTCGTCACCGAGGCGATCGCCGACGCGAACGCCACCGCCGGCACGGTCGCCGAGAAGATCCTCGCCAGCGAGGCCACGACGCGGCAGGCCGTGCTCGATGCGGCCGCCAAGGCCGAAGCGGGGATCAAGACCACGGCTGCCCCGTCCGCTGGTGGTGGCGACGACACGCCGACGCCCCGCGCTGCCGGGCGCGCCATGGCTGCCCGCTACCACTCCCTTTCCACTCCCACCCGGAGCTGACGCATGCCCGCCTCCTTTGGCAGCACTTCCTTCTCGCCGGACCGGCTGATCGCGGGGGACACGCCGATCGTGACCCGCGCGGTCACCCTGGTCTCCGGCCAGAACCTCACCCGCGGGGCGGTGCTCGGAAAGATCACCACCGGCGGGAAGTACACCCTGTCCCTGTCGGCCAGTTCCGACGGCTCGCAGACCCCGGACCTGATCCTGGCGGAGGACTGCAACGCCTCCGGCGGCGACAAGGTCGCGCTCGCCTACGTCACCGGTGAGTTCAACCAGAGCGCGCTCACCATCGGCACGGCGCACACCGCGGACTCGATCCGCGAGGGGCTCCGCGTCAAGGGCATCCACCTCATTCCCGTCACGGGGGCCTAGACCATGCCGGACATGTTCAGCACTGACGCGATGCTCGGCGTGGTCGAGGACCTCAAGGTCCCCGGCAACTCGCTGTTGCAGACCTTCTTCCCCGAGCAGGTGGTGGAGGAGTCGGAAGAGATTCACTTCGACGTCGACGACAAGCGGCGTCGGGTCGCCCCCTTCGTCTCTCCCCTCGTGGGCGGCAAGGTCGTGGCGGGACGCGGCCAGACCGTGAAGACCTTCACGCCCGCGTACATCAAGGACAAGCGGGTCTACGACCCGAACCGAGCCTTCAAGCGCGCGCTTGGCGAGAGTGTGGGTGGTACCCAGCTCAGCGCCTCGCAGCGCATGGAGATGCTCCTGGTGCAGGACCTGGCGGACCAGCTCGACATGGCCCGTCGCCGGATGGAGTTGATGGCCCTCGAGGCTCTCAGCACCGGCGCCGTCACCGTCTCGGGTGAGCTCTACCCAACGACCGTCGTGAGCTTCGGGCGGCACGCGGACCTCTCACCGACGGCGCTCACCTCCACGGCCCGCTGGGGCCAGTCGGCGGCCGCGCCGCTGACGAACCTCCGCACGTGGGCGGGGCTCACGCAGCAGAAGAGCGGCGTCTATTGCCGTGACGTGATCATGGATCCGGAGACGCTGGAAGCATTCTCCAACGACCCGAAGGTCGAGAAGAAGCTCGATCAGCGGCACGTCGACAACGTGGGCCTGAACGTGGACCAGTCTGACGATGAGGGCCTGGCCTACATCGGCACGATCAACGGCTTCCGCATCTGGTGCTACTCTGGCTGGTACGTGAACGACGCCGATGCCGAGGTCACCATGCTGCCGCAGGGACGGGTGATCCTGACGTCCCGGCGGGTGGACGGCATCCAGGCGCATGGCGCCATCAAGGACCATGACAGCCTCGCGGCGGTGCCGTACTTCCCGAAGTCGTGGACGGAGAACGACCCGTCCGTGCGCTTCCTCCTGATGCAGTCGGCGCCGCTCGTCGTGCCGACCCGCGTCAACGCCTGCCTGGGCGTGAACGTCCTCTGATGTTCGCAGCGGACGCGGCGTTCGTGTTCGAGGATCTCTGCCAGCAGGGACTCCTCACGACCGTTCAGGTCGAGCGGACGGTGGCCACCGGGCGTAATGCCCGGGGTCACCGCACCGGGACACGGGCGCCCGTTGGCACCCCCGTGGGTGTCTACATCGCCTCGGGGTCCAGTACGCTGCTGGCCGGCGTGCAGGATGGGTTGCTCCAGACGGGGTTGCGTGGTGTCGGAGAGCGTGGGACGAACCGACTCACGGCCATTGCGCAGCCCGGCACGTTGGTGCTGATCGACGACGAGCTCGTGGCCCTCGATGGTCCGCGCTCCGGCTCACGCTATCGAGTCATTGATGAGCCGGAGGGTCAGGGCTCCGCCTCACCCGTCTTCCTGGTGCTCGAGCGCATGCGGGAGGATGCGTGAAACTCAACGTTGCAGTGCGAGGGTTGACTGCCACGCTCTCCGCGCTGAAGGCATACGACGAGGAGATGCAAGCCGCCCTCGATGCAGGGACCAAGAGCGCTGCGACAGCGATCCGCAATGCGACCCAGGCCGAACTTCGGACCGCGGGGACCGGGCGCGAGTATCGGTCACGCCGGGGGCGCACGACGCGGCGTTTGGAAGCGGATATCGCGCGTCTCTCTGGTCTGGTGGACAGTGGGCAGAGCAGTCAGCGTGCGGACCTCTCCGCTGCACAACTCCGCCTACAGCGCGCCATCAAGAAGCGGGGAAAGCGCCCGGGTGATCTGCACCGCGCCGCGGAGGTTGGCCGAGCTCCAGCGCCGGACGTTGGGCTTCTTCCACAAGCCGTAAAGGCCGGCAAGCGCGAGGGCGCCTACCGGGTAGGTGTCGGTGGCGAGTGGGCGGGCTGGGAAGCCCTCCACGAGGGGCTCGGTCGCCTTACCGGACGCCGTCCATTCCTCGAGCTCGGTATCGCGCGCATGCGCTCGCGGCTCGCGGGTATCTGGACGCGTGCCGTGCAGGCGAGAAAGGGTCCCGCGTGAGCGACGCCACCGGTACGCTGACTGAAGCGATCCTCGAGATCCTCAATGCCAACACGGCGATCCGGACCGCGTGCGGCCGCACGACGCAGTGCGCGATCGCGTGGGGCGATCTCGACCTCGATGCCGATCCACTCCCGATCCTCTGTGTGGAGGATGTCAGCGAGGGCGACAGCTTCCTCGAGGACAGCCGCAGCGTGGCGTTCGTGATTGCGGCGTTCGCGGCTGGGCCTGAGGCTGACGCCATCACCGGCGCCCTCCTGGGCCTCGTCGAGGCCGCGCTCACCACCCCGGCATTCACCGCCCTGGATCTCGACGCGGGCGTGGATCCCACCAGCCAACCCTTTCCCCGCGATCGCGTGCTGGTGCGCGATGTCGCCATTCCTGACCTGGTCCAGCGCACCATCGCGCCGGCCTTCCTGATCACTCCGTGACCCGAGGCACCCCATGGCGCTCAACAGCCTGAAGAACAAGATCCTGAGCCGGCCCGTGGCCGCCTATCTCCTCCAGGACAAGTCGGCGACACCGGCGAGCACCACGCTGGCCAATGCGGCCGCGATCGGCGCCACGACCGTCACGCTCACCTCTGGCACCGGCTTCACCACGGGTAAGCCGTTCCGGATCGGCGCCGGAGAGTTCACCGAGCCCTGCCAGGTCGCGTCCGTCGCCGGGGCGGTGGTGACGCTGGCGCGCCCACTGCGTCAGGCCCACGAGGCGCTGGAGCCGGTCATCGAGTACACCGCGTACGACCTGGGTGCCCTCGGCGGCGCGGCGGGTCTGCAGTTCAATGGCGAGTCCACCGACTTCGAGGTCGAGACCAGTCGCCTGGCCTTCGCCACGCTGAATGGCTTCATCGACATCGGTGCGTTCTGCACCATGGTCGGGGTGACGCCGGCGAACTTCGCCGTCGGGCTTGGCATCCCGATGGGCAAGGTGCGCGGGGCTTCGAGCCTCGCGGATCCACTTGAGCTCACGACGGACGGGAGCGAAATCGGCTCCGCCGTGAACCAGTCGGTCATTGTGCACGGTGTGAAGAACGACGGCACGCCGGTCGTGGTCGAATGCTGGGGCGCGGAGAACGACTACACCGGCTTCCAGGTCGCCTTTGCCCGTGGTCAGGCGGTGACCATTCCGGCCCGCTGGCTCGGGGGCTTCGGGCTGTACGACGAGAACGCCCCGTTCTGGGTGGGTGACACCGCGATGCGTCCGAGCAAGGGCGACCTGCTCGACGGGATCCGGGAGATCGGCATCTGGATCCCGGCGACCACGGGACCGCTGTCGACCACGCTCTCCTCGAGCGCCGCGGCGGATCAGAAGAACATCGCCATGACCTCCTCGACCAACCTCACCGCGCAGGACTGGGTGAAGATCGGCACGGGCGATCGCGCCGAGTACCATCGCGTGCAGACCCTCGGCACGCCAAACGTACTCGCGACGCGCCTCTATCGTGCGCACGCCTCGGGCACCCCCGTGGTCCGGATGCAGAAGGTGTCACTCGGCGCCATCGTGAAGGGCAGCACCTCCTTCTCGGTCGGCGGCAGCGTGGAGAAGATTCAGGTCGAGAACTCGCGCACCACGCTTGGGCTCAAAGCCGGCTCCGCGACCCCGACGTTGGCGTTCCAGATTGCGCAGCTTACGGGCTCGACCTTGGCGTATGCGCTGGCGGCCGCGCAGGGCGACTTTGCCGGCGATCGGATGAACATCGGCGAGAACGTCGGCGTGGCCCCGATCGATGGGCTCTATCTCGAGGGACGCAATCAGAACCAGCAGACCGTGTTGCTCGGCCTCTGGGGGTGCTCGCAGGCGATCACCGAGCTGCTGATCTCCATGCAGAAGGCTGGCATCAACGGCCTCAACTTCAGCGTTCGTCCGGGCTCGGCGTTCACGCTCAACGTGCACGCCTGAGCCCCGGCTGATGCCGGCACGCTCGATCCCGGTGAAGCAGTTGCGGGCGGAGTGTGAGTTCTTCGCCCGCGACCTCACCCAGCTCAATGGCGGCACTCTCCCAGAGGGTGTCGCCGCGGCGCGTCCCGGCCATGCCGGCAACCCCGCCAAGGATGCCCACGGCTGGCTCGTCTACTACCGGACTCTCATCGCGGAGCACGCGCGACGAACCCACCGCACGAACGGCACCGGCGACGGCGGTGATGTCGCTGGGCTCGCGGTCCTCGCAGAGCGGCCCCTCACTCGGGCCTCAGCTGTGCCTGGCCCAAATGGGGATCAGCGTTCCCTCACGGTCTACCCGAAGAGCTTTGAGACGCTTCGTCACATGGCCATCCGGGACGCGCAGCTGAGCTACATGCTCGGCATGCAACGCGAGGTCTTCGCGCTCGCGGATGAACTCCCTTCAACGTACGGCCGGCTCACCGGGGCCATCCTCGACGAGCACCGCCTCCTGGCGTGGATCGCGATGCACGAGGGATGCGGTATGCCCTGGGAGCCCGAGGCGGCGCCACCGGAGACGCTCCCGGAGCATATCCTCGCGCTGCGGGCGGTGGAGATCCACCAAGTGCGCCAGCTGTTCGAACAGTGCAACCACCATCAACTCCACGCGGCACGCCAGCTCCTCGAGGAGGTTGGTGGGCAGAATGCCACGAGTGGGCCGGGCGCGTGGTCACGGTTCTTCGTCGGCGCCGCACAACTCCTCGGCACGACGGAACGCGTGCTGATGCGTGACCGATCGCTGCTGAGCGTGCTGTTCCATGTGCAGGTGCGTGTGGATGAGCAGCGTCGGGCGCAAAGCGCCGCCGAAACAGGCGAGGGCTGACCGGTGGCGAGTCTGATCGACAAGCTCTTCGTCGAGGTCAATGCGGACCTGACCAACTTCAAGAGCGGCATGGGAGAGGTGAACAAGGACCTCGCCCGGTTCGCCGACTTCACCAAGGGCGCGCCGGTGGTGGCTGCCGGTGCTTTTGCCAGTTCGCTGCTCCTCGTGGCGACTCAGGCACGCGCGATGGCACTCGAGGTGGATCGGAGCGTTCAACAGGCCACCCGCTCAATGCCTTCGCTCCTGGCCCGAACCAACGAGATCAAGGATGCCATCGCGGAGCTCTCCGTCGCATCAGGGCGCTCCCAGGCCAGTATCGCTGAGGCGTTCGCCAGCGCGGCCAATACCGGTGTGGAATCCTTCAGCCAGCTCAACCAGGTGGTGCGCACGGCTGTCCGGGTGGCAGACGCCACGGGTGAGGATGTGCGAAGCATCATCGGTGGCCTCGATGCCACCCTCGACAGCTTCGGGCTGTCTGCGGCGCGGGCGGGAGAGGTCGGTGCGCGGCTCTTCGCCCTGACCCAGGGGAAACTCGGGTTCACCGAGCTCACGAAGGCGATCCAGCCTGTCGTGCCACAGCTCGACGCGCTCGGATTGTCCTTCGAGGTGGTGGTCGGGGCGATGGCGGAGCTGCTGGGTCGCAACTTCTCCCCGAAGGACGCTGCGAGGGAGCTGAAGGCGTTGGGGGATGAGGGTGAGGCGGGTGCGGCCAAGATTCGCGATCTCGCCGGCGACGTCGCTTCGACCTCGGAAGCCATCGCTGAGCTCACGCGCCAGGCCGATGCCGCGCGCGGCGCCAGTGATCGCGCCGCGGAAAACTTGCAGGCGCGCTTCGCCGCAATCCTGATTCGGTTGGGTGAGACGATTCTCCCAACAACCAACTTTCTCCTGGGCAAGACCGCCGATCTCTTCGACCGCCTCTCAGGTGCCTACACTCCGGTTTTCGGCTCAATCGCCGAAGACTTGCCCGACACCGAGAACGCGCTTCGCGCCCGTCTGTCCGGCATCAACGAGGCCCTCGAGGAACTGAAGCGAGGGCGCGAGGAGTACGAAGCCGAACTCGCGCGCGTCACTGCCCCGCGGAGTCTGCCGGTGCAGGTGTTCGATCCCGGGGGAGCGATCACCAATGCCTCGAAGGCCGTAGGGATCAAGGAAGAAATCGCTGCAATTACTCAGGAGATCGAGATCCTGGAGGCGCGCGCTGAAGGCGCGCAAGCCAAGTTGGCCGATCTCATCGCCGCGCCAGATATTGAGGCTGAGGCACGGGCCCGGCGCGAGAAGGCTCGCGAGGATGAGCGGAAGGAGGCCGAGGCCAAGCGACGCCAGGCTGAGAGTCTCCGGCGTACGAGGCAAGAGGTAGAAAGCGCAGCACGCGCGCTTGAGGAGTTGGCCGAGCGAGCTGTTCGTGCTGAAGAAGCACTTGGCGACCCCTTTGTCGCGGGACTATCACGGCTCACACGAGAGCTCGAGGAGCTGCAGACACGCGCCGCGGCGGGTGGCGCAGCCGCACTCGAACAAGCGCAGGCCGATGCCAGCCGGATCCTCGATGCCTACCTCCAGGCGGCGGAACAGAGCCTCACCGAGGCCCTCGGGAAATTCACTGAGCAGACGAGTTCCGCCGCACGTGCTGAGGTCTTCAAGGCCATCAACGAGCAGGCTCGCGCGCGAGCGCAGTTCAAGGAGACGATCTCCAGCAACCTCGACACGGATTTCGCCGACACACTGCGATACGTCCGCGAGCTGGTCGCCAAGGACCAGGAGCGCGTCACGTACCTGCAGCAGCAGGGCCGCGCGATCCGGGAAGCAGTCGATGGTACGCTCGATCTCCTGAACGCCTTCGGGTTGGTCGACGACCGTACCGCGGACATCCTCGGTAACATCGCGCAGCTCGGGTCGTCCCTGCCCGCGTTCGCGGCGTCGCTCCAGGGGAACGTGGGCATCGAGACCGCCCTCCAGACAGCCCTCCCGGTCGCTGGTGGGATCGCGCAGCTCCTCGGGGGGCTCGGCTCATTGGGTGGGCCCGGGCCGGAACTGATCGCGCTCCGAGAGGCCGTGGAACGCAACCGTGAGGCGTTGGAGGTCAACTCCCAGCGATTGGCCGAAACCTCGGGCCGTGGGCTCGGAGAGACAGGACTGAGCGGCGAGCAGATCGCAACCGGTCGGAGTCTTCGCAACTTTGACCTCTCCAGCGACGGGCCGATCGTGATCGACTTCGGGGGAGCCCCGAATGTCACGAACATCACGAGTGAGCTCGATCGCCTTGGCATCTCGATGGAGGACCTGGAGGACCTCGCGAAAGAGCTGGGTCTGGAGTTCGTGGAGCTCACCAACGGTAACCCGCAACAGTTCCTCGAATTCCTCGACCAGGTGCAGGAGAAGCTCGGGGGATCAATCTTCGGCTCTGGGCTCGGTGGCCGGCTGGAGCAAGCCCGGGTCGGGTTCGGCTTCTCCGCCGATCCCGTCTCCGGTGGGCAGCGGGTACAGGACTTGGTTCAGGCCGCAGGCTTCGGGGATGGATTCTCCTCGCTGATCGCGAATGCCTTCGCGGGGATCGAGTGGGATCAGCTGGAGACCCCAGCTGTGCAGGAGCAGATGCGCAGCATTCTGCGCGACCTCTTCGCGCAGGTGACCAGTGCAGACTTTGATGACTTCGAGGGCCTCGGGGACTTCACGTCCTCTGAGTTCATCGGCTTCTTGGTCGAGCTGCTGGGCCTGATTCCACCCGTCGTCGAGGACGCAGCCGACGAGGTCGAGTCAGCCACCGACCGCATGAACGCGGCCTTCGGTCGGCTCGGACGTGCCTTCCGGGTCTTCGACTTCTCCACGCTCGAGCAGGCCGAGCAGTTCCTTGCCACCCTGGGCGAGTTTTCGCCGGCGCTGCAGGAGATCATCAGCCAGTTCGACCTCTCGACCGTGGAGGGGATGGACGCCGCGGTGGCCATGTTGCAGGCGTTCTACCAGGCAGTGGAGGACGGCGAGATCTCCCTCGAGGGCACCGGCATCACGGTGGACCTTCTGGTCGATGCGATCGACCGGCTGCAGGGTGCGTCGACAGAAGCAGCCCGAGAGATCGAACGCCTGGCCGCCGAGGAGGCCAAGCGGGCTGAGCAGGCAGAGCAGGAGGCGGAGCGCCAGGCGCAGGAGGCCGAGCGGGAGGCCCAGCGGGCGCAGGACGCTGCCCGTCGTGCCGCCGAGCAGGCGGAGCGAGACCGCGTGGCCACGGGCGATCGAGCCCTCCGCCAGCTCTCAGATGAATTCCGGTTGTTCGGCATCACCAGCCCGCAGGAGCAGCTGCAGCAGCGCTTCAATGTCCTCAATCAGGGCAGCAATGGACTGTTTGGTCAGGTGACCGGAGGTGCCGACCTGAGCGACCCCACCGGGCAGGCAGCTGCCCTGGAGGCATTGAAGAAGTTCTTCCTCGACAACCCACAGGGCGTGGACGCCGGCTTCTTCGGGGCCGATGCCGTGCGCGGCCAAGTACTTGAGCTCGCGGAACTGATCAAGTCGGCGCAGGAGTTGGCGATCAGCGAGAGCGGCGGCATCGAGGCGGTGGGCGTCGATCGGACCATCAGCGAGGTCACGGGCGACCGCATGGCGGGCCTGCTCGGCTCGCAGCTCGTGGTGGAACAGGACCAGCTCGCCGAACTGCGGTTGATCCGTGCGCTGCTCACGCCTGGGAGCGTGGGTACGCTCGCACCGCCATCGCTGGCCCTGGCCACGGCGAGTGGTGGCGGTGCCACTGCCGGCGGCACGACGATCGTGTCCTTCTCCGGTGACATCAACATCAACGCGACGGGGGCCGTCGCGACAGATGGCACCCTCGACATTCCCGCCCTCACCGAGCTCATCGCGGCCGAGATCGTCCGTCAGGTGGCCATCCAGAAAGCGGGGGGCTGATGAACGGGCCGACCTACATCGACGACGTGGACCTGAGCGCCGAGGGGTTCCGCCTGGTACGCTCCACCGGCTTCGAGGACTCGTTCCCCGGCGAGATCCCGACCATGACGGTGCCGGCGCTCGAGCGCGAGATCGAGGCCTCGACCTTCGCCATCCCGAAGCCCCGCGTGGTGTCCCTGCGCCTTCGCTACCGCACCAGCGATGCCGCGGCGATGCGCACGGCCATGGACCAACTACGGGCCCGGGTGCTCGGCCGTGAAGTCCGCCTCCGACACGTGCAGCGTGATGGACAGGAGCTGGTGGGCCGGTGCCGGAGTCTCCCCGTCGATGTTGGCCGGATCCGGTGGGTCGCCCCCTTCCAGTGGGAGCCGACCCTCGAGTTCGTCTGCCGGGACCCGGCATACCGCGATCGGACGCCGCAGGAGATCGGGTTCACGACGTCAGCAGCGAGCCTGCCGATGGGAACGGGCTCCTCTCGCCTGGTGCTCCGGATCACCGCCGCCGGCGGCTCTGTCGTCAACCCGCGATTCATCTACGAATCCAACACGGCGGCACCGCTCGCTGACGTCACGATGACGCTCAGCGTCGCCAATGGCGATGCGGTCGAGCTCGATGGCGAGACGGGCGCGGTGCGCAAGCGCGTGTCGGGAGTCTGGTCCAACGCCCGTGATACCGTCCCTCTCGGCGCGGTCTTCCCGCAGCTGCTCCCGGCGCACGGCGACTTCCTCACGTCGGCCTACCCCACCATCAAGGGTGCCGCGACTTCGGGCGGCGCCAACATCGTCGGGTTGGCCACCTACCGCCGGCGCTGGGAATGAGCCGTTTCTCGCACCTGATCACCGCCAACACCTGGCGCTATGCCAGTGGCTGGGTACCGGATGAACTGGAG